CGGTTGTTACACCACAAACGGCACAAAAATCTAATTTCATAATTTCTCTCCACAATGTGGACATAGTTTGGTATCGGCATTACGCATCTCTTTTAGCGTCTTGTTTAGTTTACGTGCATCAGCAATACTTCGGCGTATGGACTTACGGTCTCTATCACTCTTGGCCTTGGTTAGTTCTTCTTTGAGGTGTAACTTCATCTTGTTCAGCCGACCTTCAAAGATTTCAATGAAGCCTGTTATGCCTGCGCCACTCATTTTTTATCCTTATTCATATCCCATAATACTACAGCAACAGTAATGGCTATGGTTGCAATGAAAATGATTATGTCAATGTCCATGGTTATACTCCTTAGGCATTTCATAGTCATCTGGCAGGTCTTCTATACGTAGGAATATAGGGTTTAATTCTTTTAGCATATCAAGTTCTCCTTGAATAATTGGATCATCCGACTGTAGGTCTTTGAATTCTATCATGGTATCAATTTATTGGTGGATCTCAGCATTTTATGGGTATAGTTTACCCTTGTCGCAGCCTTAATAATGGCAATGTGTTGCATGATATCACTAATGCCTGGTTTATCTCTCCATGTACCAATGTAATAACCTTCTATCTCGTTTAGACCCATAATAGTATAAACATTCTCCACGTAGCGGTAGAATACACCATCACCTTGCTTCCTCTCGGTATACTGTAGGAACTCTTGGTACGTACCGGATACTATAAACTTATCGGTCAATGTACGACCTCTTGGCTCTTTGGCGGTTTTACTGCCACTTCGGATAACAACTGGCGGAAGTCTTGGCCAGTACCACAGCTCTCGTTAATCAGTAAGATTCGTGCAAGTATGATAGAGCTGAAAGACAATGGCGGTAATTGGTATTTCTCTATCAATACGGCAAAGGTGTTGTCAACCTCTCTAATCATCTCAACTAGTTTATCATCATTCATTTGGTGGCTCTTGTATAATAATCGGTACTGGAGGTTTCTTCATCGCCTCCATGATAGATTCGGTTAGGGTCTTGCCTCTGGCTGGTCTATAGTTTGGATTGCGGTGTGTCTCGGCCAACATCCAATCTGGCATTGGCTCAATATCATCCGGTTCACCCCAATGGTTATTTTGCATATACTGTTCTATTCTCTGTTTTGTTGTAAACTGTATGGAATATGAGGTCGGAGAGGCCTGTATTAATAACCTTATGAAACTGGCCATCTGGCACCAATACAATAGAACCAGCACCCACGGTCACAGTCTCGGTATCAACTACCATCTGGCCTGTACCAAACTGGAAGAAATAGACCTCTTCCACACCCTCATGTACATGGCCTCTAGTCTTTTGAAATTTGTGTAGTACCACCTGAGACAATACAAGCTTATCCAACTGTAGGTTATCTATGACCGAATAAACCTCAGTATCTCGGTATACATCACCAATAATATTATAATTTTCATAATGGTGTATCATTATATTCCTTAATTGTACTCGCCACGTTCATTCTTTAATGCCGGTCTACGGCGCAATAGTTGGCCAAGTTTGAACAACCATGTCCAATGCCATACGTGGTGAAAACCAATGATAACTCTCAGATATGGTACGATAAAACCAACAGAAATACTATCTGATTGTAAATTGGCATCAACACCAAAACTAAAATGTTCTAGTGTCCAAATATGAAAGATTAACCAATGCAATGACCAATTATTGGCATTCCATTCATCACCCTTGCGGTACTCAAACCTTGGCACCAATGGACAGGCATCATTACACCATAGTTGGTGCAACGGATAATGTTCCCACCAATACTTTTCACGTTTTGCAACCAGTTCTTCGCTCATTCTTTATATTCCTCATAGGTCCTAACAGGTGTATACGGGAAAGTAATAGGAACGCAACTGTCTCTGCCGGTAAAGTACGATTTGCTTGCTTCACCATTTTCATCGGTGTACCATTCCCAAAAGATTTTGCCGTCAATATCATATGCCTGTCCATCAAATCTATCTTCCTGTTTAAATACATGCGAACACCTAATGTTCTGAAATACACCTTCACTTGCCTCATGCCATTCCCAGTCTTCACCTGTCAATGGTACAACTGGTTCAAACATAGCCAGTTTCTTAAATAGGTCAACTGTATATGGTGCTGATGAGCCTGAATGGCCTTCGGCTGAGAATACATCTAACAAGGCCAGTACATGGCGGCATACAGCCTCTTGCATTTCATCAATGTAATTACCATCATCATCTAACCAACCTGCAGCCTTGAATTCTAACTTGGCATGTTTCTCTAGGTTACTCATTGCTTAATCCTAATAATAAAAAACTTGACTTTGTTTCCAGACCTCAACCGTGTTTAACATTGATTGAGCTCTTTCAATTGCCCGCTTCTCTGCTTGCAACTTATCACAATAATGCACAGGTGATGGTAAATAACCTTTACTATCCCGGTCATCATATTTGTAACAAGAATCGTAATGCCAAACAAACCAATTCTTATAGTAGACCTCATATTGTTTTTGGTGAGCATCAAATATCACCTTGGTTGATTTATACAAGTGTTTCATTACCAACTCCATACATTAACATCATAGCATCCAATACACAATCATCAATAGGGTTGTGCTTAGTGATATGCAAATCTTTATCAAATGTCTCAACCCAAGGCGGTGTCACCACCTTACAATAACCCTTTGTAGTACCATACAGAAAGTCAATGGCAGTACGGACATCACGCCACCGTGCGAATGGCCAGATAGGTTCTATCTCTAGTTGTTCTTCAAATGAATCAAGTATCAATTGGTCTAGGTTGCCACGTGCCCATATCCAACAGTTGGTGTCGTTCTTAGACTTTGCCCATGCCCTCATGTCTTCATAGCCATCTTCAAACTTAACATCAATTGCCTTATTTGGTTTGAATGATACAGTACGGACATTCTCACATTGCTTCGACCACCATTCCATTGTACTCTTACCGACCTTGCGGTTCAATCGCTTGATTTGGTCTTCAACATCAAACTTTACAAAGAATGCCGACTCACGTAGTTCGGTGTGTGATGGTGTCTTGGTCGTATCAAAATAGATTGCCGCCATGCTCAGTATGACCGAGTTGGACTCTTTACCTAGTGTCTCCACATCAAATATAAACATTGTTATCGTTTCTTAATATAGTCAATTTCATCATACAAATCCATGCCAATTTGGTCTGATAGTCTAGCCATTGTATCAAGAGCCTCGTTCGGTGTCAATAGACCAAAGCGAAGTTTAATCATATCTGCCGCACCACTGCCTGTGGTTTGGGTACTGGTACCAGATTGGCAAATACCAATACATTCCCATATCAATAGGTTGGCAAACCTTTCTAGTTGCCTTGTATTGACCTCTGGATAGGTACTGCCACCTGCCTCTAGAGCAAAGTGCATATATTCTTTTTTAAGTGGTGTGCGTTCATCAATCATTTTCTTTTCCTTCATCAACCCATGCCTTTGTTTGGTCAAAGGACTTCTCTTGTATCGTTGGCTCTTTGTATGTCTTACGTGGACTTGAGCACAACGGACAATTAGGCACACCACAGTCCAATGCATGATGCTTGACTAGTTTGTGTGGTTCTTTTATCTCTATGCCATGTGCTTTAGCAATCTTAACTTGTTTTCTAATTGCAGTATCATCAGCATGTAACCTACTGGTGCGTTTATCTTTATCATCTTGCCTACTCATAAACTAAACCTCTCTTTAATACTGGTAACACACCGCTGTTTTGTACCACCAATCATATCCTTATCAAATGTAGTATATGCGTGGGTTTCATCGGCATCTTTAATTGCCTGTATGCATTCCTGTATTACCAGTAGGCATAATTTGTTCAGGCAGGCTTGTGCTTGGGGGTTGTTCGGTAGATGATAGTTTATCTCCGATTTCTCTATCAAATGGTTCATATTGTTTAATCTCATATGGTATGAATGGCGGCCTAGGTGTAGCTAGCAATTCATCTGCTTTAAATTTAAATTTTATCATTGGTTGCATTATACACTCTTTATCGTAGTATAGTGGCAATAATATGTAGGCAACCAAAAAGAAACCCGCCTAGTGGCGGGTTGGTTTAAATCTCGTTCCAGTCGTGAGGGTCTAGTTCAATGACAAGGTTTATAAAGTCTACCGCATCATTTTCACTACTAAATTCTCTAATGACCGTTTGCCCTGTATACCTTGAGGTAAACACCAACATTATATGGTCATCATTAAAGATTGAAAATTTAATAATCCAACCATTACGTTCAGTTGGTGCCCACGATTGTGCCGTGTATGCTGTGTCCATGAATTTCTTGGATGGTCTATGTGCAATTAGTCTTCTCATATGTCCCGGTCTCCTCAGGACATATGTATGCACAATTAAAGCTTGATGGCTTTGGCTGCCTTCTCAGCAACCTCTTTCATTGCAACTGTAGACAACTCAACCACTTCATTGGTTGTGCGGTTTACTTGCTTAGTGAAATCACGTTGTGCTTCAACGAAATCTTTGATAGAAGTTTTGATTTTGTCATCATACACGAATGTATCAACGACCTTGTTTTTTGCATCTTGTACTTGGTCAACGAAGTAGTTTGCAAAATATAATGGTGTGAAAATAGAATTGGCCATGGTTTATCTCCTTAGACGATAGTTGAATTAACGGCGGGTTGCACCGTATTTGAAGTCTCGGTATTCCTTAGTGAAACTACCGAGGGTTGCAAATGCTTTATAGATTGTGTTTAGAATGTTTTTCACAGATATGCCTTATGTTGGTTACGTTCAAACTCTCTAACATAGTGTTCTAATTGTGAGGCATCAGATACATTACGGCTAGAAAGGTATCTGTCCAAGCGTGATTGGTAACTGTTGCCTTCAAAGAAGGATAATAGGTAAGAAATGAGTCCGAACATAGTGTTTACGATATTAGTGATTATACTAGTATATATGTGCAGCTGCAACAATTTTCACTAGAGTTCGGACTCTATTGCCTTAATCCATTGCATCCTCATACTGTAGTTTGGCAAGAATGTAGTCTTTCACCAATGATGAGCGTACAATATCATCAGGTGTAAACTCAATGCGAGTGAAGGCATTCATATGGTGTGCAACATCAAAGAATTTAAGAATACCTGATACATCATTCTTCTTCTTGTTCAGGTCGGTCTGCCTGTAGTCACCACACCAAATAATCTTTGAACGATAACCAACACGGGTCATTACTGTATCGATTTCTTCAAAGGTCATATTCTGCATTTCATCTACAATAATGATGGCATCATCAAAGGACATACCACGAATGAATGATGTAGATATGAATTCAATGTGGCCTTGTTCCTCTAGTCTATCCCATGCATCCTTACGACCAAATAGTGTCTCACAGATTTGGCGATACGGTTGTTGATAGATTTCCATCTTCTCATTCACATCACCCGGCAGGTGACCAATCTCACGGCTTTGTACAGCAGAGCGTACAACAATAATCTTACCAAATGGATTGGACTTATCCATTACTTCTTCAATGGCCTTATACAATGCACAGAATGTTTTACCTGTACCTGCAACACCATGTAGTGCTACGAAATAATCTCCTCGTTTGTATGCATCAAAGAATAGTCTTTGATTCTCTGTCAATGGGTCAAATGTTTTAAGGTCATCAAGCCTCAGTTTGAGGTGATTGCTTGGTCTTGAAACTCTTTCAGTTTCAATGATTGTATTGGCAGTTGTCTTGCGAGCCATAGACTTCCTTCTCTTAGGTAGCGAATCGGGTTCTTTACAGTATTTCATAGTTTATTCAACACATGTGCCTTGTGTATTTTACAAGATACCCATGAATTGTAATATTCTGTGGTTAGTAGTGCATCTCTGATAAAAATCTCCTTAGTTTCTCTATATGAACATTCAGACCTAGTTTTGCATAGGTACAATATCTTACGAGCAAAGTTCTCCTCTCCTAGTTTCTTAACATCAGCCTTTAATTCTTCAGACGAAGACCAATAGTTCTCCCATCCCGAGGATAGGCGAACCTTTTTCTTTTTGCCTTTGATTTGTTTTGTGCCGGCTCGTGTGAATAATTTCTTACCCACATACTTGCGGCTATTCGTTAGATTGGTGATTTCGTAAATGAATCCGAAATGGCCACCAATCATATCTTCTGTAAATTCTATATCGTTATACAACCACATCAATCATCCTCATCTTCTGTTTCACTCTCTAGTATGTACTCTGAGCAAAACGGACAGAAATGAGGATCATCTTCACATTTTTCTACATCATATTTAATTGTAAATTCAGAATCACAGTTGTTACATGTGTGATGAATTGTAGCCATTAGTTACACCAGCTTTGTTTTGCCTCGCCATAATACTCACGGGCATATCCATTTGCAATTAACATTTGGCGCAAACTTTTACCATCAAGCAATACATCACCCAATACACGGCCACCATATTTGTCCCAATCCATTAGGACAACTTGGCGCTTTGTTGAAGCATTAACAGCCGCCTTAGTGAAAGCAGTTGCAGCCTCACCTCTTGCAGCCTCACTAGGACACAATGCACGATGGCCTTTCTCAGGTGTATCAACACCAAATACACGAATGCTAAGTTCTTTCTTTAATGGGTCAGGTAGAAAGTTGGCTTGAAACGCAACTGTATCACCATCAACCACTCTGGTCAGGACTGTATCATAGGTCACACCAGGTTTTTGCTTGCCTTGAGCAAACGCAATGAAAGGCACCATAAGTGCAATAACTAGTAATTTCTTCATATTAATCCTTTTTATTGTTTTCTTTAAATACTAACTTGGCTGAGCCAA